CTTAGAGGGAAATCCTGATTCATCACTGAATCAGTTCCGTGCAACATTAGTTGATTCCGATTAACTAGCGCTGTGCTGAACGTTAATCGTCGTGTGATCTGGAGAGAGTTAAAATTTAGACTCTTTGGAACTAAATTCTCTCTTGCTGCGACGTTATCTAAGGTAGGTGTCCTATTTAGGACAGGTACCTAGGGAGGCAGCCCCTTCCAAAACCTTAAAGAGTCTAGCCTGACAACTACTGAGTCATAGTTGTGACAAAGACTAAGTTCTTTGAAGGCGAAAATACCTGACTTGGCAATCACAAAAGAATAAACCGATCAGATCCATCGGAAGGATCTAATGGTTCTTTCAAATGTGATCGGGAAGCCATCCAAACCCGTCCTGCCGGTAGTAATACCAAAGGAAAGGTGGACCTTAAAATTTCAAAGGTGCTTGAATCCTATGCTGGTTGCATAAGAATTTGGCATCAGATTAATTTTAAAGGGTGTTTTTCTTTTTCAGAAAAGGCACAGATCGCACACTTTAGAAAAGTGTTCTTAGGGATTGAGACGAGTAAGTACCCAAAGGTATTTAAAGGTCTCCTAGCCGATCGTTTTTCAATTGAATTGAATCAGGATCGTCCAGAGGTCCCTATCTCTGGTCATAGACTATTCTATCCATCTTATGATCGGAAGCTATTCCGATATTTAAGTGGAATTTCGAATGGTCAGAGACCAAAGACCCAACTTAGACTCTTCTGGGACTTAATGCAATCCAAGGCTTTGGCTGCAACTGTTCCAGAGAGTTTTATCCTAGAGAGTCTTCTGAAACATTGTGAAACAGTCTCAAAGGTAACACAGACATCCAAAGAACTTCTTGAAGAGTTCAAGGAATACTGTCGACCTATTATGAGGGATGCTGCACAACGTCTTTCCAGTACATACTCCGGAATTCCCTCGAATCATGCCTCTTATGAGACAACTAGAGAAAAGGGTGGAGTCGGAAGGAACTACAAGTTGAAAAGAAATCTCTTCTTTCAACCAGAGAACCCAAGACTTGACCCTATCACTACATTGATTAGTGGGAAAGCCGGTATTGGAAAGTCCTTATTACAAGCAAAGATAGTCTCGAAAATGGCTGATGTACTTGGTAGATCACCATTTCAGACTTCTTATAATCGTAATTCGGATACAGAACACTGGGATGGTTATAATCAACAACCGATAGTCATGATTGATGATTTCCAACAATTGAGAACTCGGAATTATGATGTCCAACAGGAGGAGAAAGAGTTCATCACTCTTAATTCGACTGTCGACAAAGTTTTACCGATGGCTCATTTGAAGGATAAGGGAATGAAGTTTAATTCCCCCTTTATTATCTATTCGTCCAATCACACATTAGGTGAAACTATATGTGAATTGCAAAGAAACTTTCATAGTTTCCGGGCAATAGAGAGACGATTTGACTATCTGATTGATTATGATCCCAAAGGCATAGGATACTGGATGGTTAAGAAGGTAGTTCCTTACCAATATTCGGATTCTCAAAGACAGACGAATCCGTTTATGGTTAAAATGGAACAGATGCCCTTAACACCGAATTTAGACAGGCACTTCCAAAGACAAACAATCTTTGGAAGTTCTAGTATAGATGAAATTGCTTCCTTCTTTACTCATCTCATGATTAAAGAATGGGAAGTCAAAATCATTTTCTACCAGAATGAGATTAGGAATCTCAACCTTGTCCCAATCGGTCCAGGTATCCATGGCGAATGGATCTCTAACGAGAAACATAATAAGGTTAAGGTCAAACCTATTTTGGAGCCACTTAAAGTGAGAACCATTACAATAGGTTCGAGCCAAAACTTTATGCTCAAACCAATTTCAAAAGCAATCTTTCAATCACTTCAAAAATATCCGGAGATGAAACCCTGTTTCACTCCTGAATACATTGATTCGGTTGAAAGACTTAAGGCACTTCCAGGTCTCTGGTTGTCTGGTGATTACTCATCTGCCACAGATGGTCTCCACTCAGATCTCTTCAGAGCTGGACTAAGTACTCTTGAAGAGTACCTACCTTGTGAACTTTGGAAACTGGTTAAGAGGGAGATGGACCCACATCTTTGTGAGTACCCTGAAGGATTAGGGATTCCAGATGTTTTCCAAACTAATGGACAACTTATGGGAAGCCTTCTATCCTTTCCTCTTTTGAGCCTTGCCAATGCCTTTACACTCTCTAAGACTCTTGATCGACCCTTAGGAGATCTACCATGTTTGATACACGGTGATGATCTTTTGGCGAAGGTTAGTCTAGATCAGTATCTAGACTGGAAAGCCTTCTGTCCTAAGATTGGTCTTTCATTGAGTGTTGGGAAGAACTATATCTCCGAACACTGGGGTTCAATTGACTCGCAGGTCTACTTTGAATCTGAGAAACTGGGAACTGGAAAGTTCTCAGCTCTCTTTTCAAAAGAGATCACGTGTCTACCAACCCTGGTTAGGAGGGGTGTCCCAAAACCTCTCATAGTCTCACTTCTTAAGAAAGAGATTGAGAGAACCCCCCGATCACTTGATGTAAGTCAAGAGTTCGGTGGACTTGGAATCCATGGAGAACCATACGACTCTCGTAGTCGTGCAGTATTCCATAATATGGTTTTGAAGTCCTTTGGGAAAAGAGAGGTCTGGGGTGGTTATATCTACACCATTTCGGAGTCTTTAAAGGATATGGTTCCTCAGAGGTACCAAAGTCCTATAGAGATCCCTGATGATCTAGAGGTGTATAAGAAGAATGAATTTCGAGAGATCAAAAGATTTGAAAATCTCACATTCAGTCAGAACTATACACCCATAACCAAATGGTCAACCTTTTCAGAATCAGAAAATCCATTCCTGGAGAACTTAATCAGTCAGAGTCGAAACAACTATTCAGAGGTTTTGACCACTTTTGACTTTTAAGGTCACGGAACTGGACATTTCCGGAG